GAATCCTTGTACTCCTTTTATGATGAAATCACCTATTGAAGCCTTCATATCTCCTTCTAGAGTTTTAATTACTAAACCATCTGATTCAACTTGAAAAATATCGTTACCTAACCCTGCAATATTTTGAAAAGCCATTAAGGTACGTACTTCTAAATCTCTCAATTGAAATGCTTCAATTATAACTGGTTTTTTTCTGTATAATCCCATTAATATGTTCTTGTTTCAACCCAATTAATACCATTGGTAATTGGTTGGTTATGGTTATCTAATACTTTTGTTACTTCTTCCACTACATGTTCCCATGTTACTGGTCCTGTTTCGTCTGCATAAGCAACGGGATCTTTACGTCCTAACTTGATAAACGCTTCTACTCTTTCAACTGATGAAGCTGATTTATAATCTGAGTACCATTTATTAATCATTTCAATAGGTGAGGTAGGATTTTTAGGTAATTCTTGAATTAAAATTGGTTTATAAGAAGTATTAGTTCTTGAATAAACTTCATCAAAATCTAAATATAACTCTTTACATAATACTTCTCCATCTTGTAAGATAGTAAATTTATCTCCTTCTAAGTATGGTGTAAAATAACCTACTCTTTCTGCTTCCCAGTTACCCATTCTAAAAGCTGCATCATCTGCATCTCTAAATTCTTGTCTACAGTCAGGATAAATTGCATGATCACCTGCATGAATACCCATTGCAATATCACAATTTTCTCCTGTACGATTAGCAACTGATAAAGCTACAGCTTGAGAAATTGAAGCAAATATTTTATTTCTATTAGGAACAACAGTTGCTTTCATATTATCTTCCGCATAATGACCTTCAGGTACATCTTCACCTCCTGTTACTAAAGCTGAATCTAGTAAATCTACTAATCCGTCTAATTTGATTTGACGGTACTTGATAGGGTTAGATAAAGTATCAAGTGAGAACATCTCTTGAATTCCATTAATATAATCTACCAATGATTGAGCTCTCTCTAGCTCTACTCTATGTTTTTGACCATAGTCAAATGAAATAGCAGTAACCGTATTATACTCTTTTAGACATCTAAGTAATAAAGTACTTGAGTCCATACCTCCCGAAAGGGATACTACAACATGTTTTTTATTTTTGTTCTCCTTCATAAACTTTTTTTTTAAAGTATTCATCTAAAAATTCTCTACGATATAGTTTTACCTTACCTGTATATTTAGGATTTGAAACATCTTGCTCTTGAATAGTTTCTCTTAATCTTACAGCAACTTCTGCTACTTCTTTTCCTAATTCTGATCCTGCGGCTCTGCCTAGATACTCATAAAGAGACATCATGTACGGTTTTTGTGCTTCCATAACTCTATTTTTGTTTTAATTTTTTTAATTCCCAAGGATGATAAATTATTTCAAAAGTTTCAGAATCAAACTGGCCCATTCTTTGAAACCCATACCCAAATATTCTTAATATTGGGTTTATAAACTGTACTATTCTATATTTTATCATTTGTTACAAAATTCTTTAAATTTATTCACATTAAATATAATATCCTCTAATTGGGGAGACAAATCTTTTTCCATAAATTCTTCAATTTTATTTGAAGGTTTTTCTAATAAACCTATGTTAGTATATCTTTTACCTAAAGCCCCACAAATAATTGGATTTGAAGTATCAACTGAATTAATTAAGTTAGGTTGGTTGTCTCTATAGTAAGTAAATTCTTGTGGTGTTGATGCTCCTAGTAAATGTATATAATGGTGATCTTTTATTACGTTTTGAGATAATAAAAATTGTATTAATAATACTCTACCAACAGATTGATTAGCTAATTCATTTTCAGATCCACCTAATTCTTGATATACAATAGAAGAATGATTAAAAGCAAAATGAGTATAACCTAAATCCACACATTGTTGATATAATTGGTGTATCTCACTCACGGTTTTTCCCTGCAATACAACCATTAACTTAGTTTTGAATGGCATTCTATATTGAGTCCAATGTTTGGCATTTTTAGCCGTAAGATCACGGTTATTCCATTCATCAGGTACAATAAATATATTGGGTTGAATTAGATCTATTTTTTCTAATAAATCTTGGGTAGTGTGAGTTACTCCCTCAAATAATCCATTGTCCATAATAATAAAACGACCTCTTTCAATAGAATCTAGGAAAAATTGTCTATAATTATCATGTTTGTCTAATAAATGTGGTAAACAGTACTCGTAATTATTCCAGTCTAAACTATATTCAAGTAGACTTAAGGGCAATTCATGTGAAATTTTCATAACTTAATGTTTAAATTTAATAACTAAATATAATAAGGCTCCCTACGGAAGCCAAATTTATTTTATAAAAAGGTATGCAGAAGTTGCTATCCCTACAAATGTTCCTACCTTGTATAGGAAGGTTTTTGTCCTAGAGGCCCTTAGTTCTTTTCGTAAATCGTCAGTCATATGTTCATACTGTCCAATTTGAAGTTCATTCTGATGGATGATGTATCTATTATTCTCATCTTTATCAATTAGCAATTTAATGATAGTATCTTTCTGTACTTCTCTTTCCTCTAGCTTAATCACTTTTTGTTGTGTAAATCTTAACTCTTCTTTACATCCATCGTACCTAATTAAGTCCTTTGCTGCTAATCTGGCTATGCTACTTGGAATTGATATCTTTGTTGTATCTATTTGTGAAAAAGAATTCAAGCTCAGCATTAGAAAACTTATCAACAGTATTAGTTTTTTCATCTGTTTGGTTTTTGATTATTGTTATTGATTTATCTATTTGATGTATCTCTTTTGTGATAGTAGTTACACCTTGTTTTATCGAATCGATCTTAGTATTAATCTGTTTGTTGACTACTTTAGCTGAATCTACTTTATTCTGTAGTAGTTCGATTTCTGCTTTATATCCCTTTACATCTGTTCTAATACTATTAGTATTAAAAATACTATAACCTATTAGTACAATTACTAAAACCAGTAATATATCCTGTTTACTGTATATCATCTCTCTCTCCTTTATGTTTATCTAATCTATCTAAAATTTGTGTTAGTAATTCATTCTTAACAATACCTACCATTGATGCATTTTTGAATATAGATATTAATTGAAAAACTAAAAATGGAGCCATAATAGTTTCACTTAACCAGGATGTACCTGCAAAGCCTTTCTCAATTGCTAGAATAGCTGAAAGCATTATTACCCAGAATCCAAATGTTTTAAGAACGTTAAGAGCCTTCCAAGTCTGGAATCCTTCTTTTTTTGTTCCTGCCCATATACCGAAGAATCCATCAGCAAATATAACTAACCCGACAGCTAGGTACTGTTCAGCATTATCAGCTGTTAAATTTAGGAGGTGTGTTCCTATGAAAGCTAGAAATGTTGACATTGTAAGTATTATTATTAGGCTTGTTTTCATACCTTTATTTTACGTATTGATAAAATTTTTTAGTTTTAGCCACTCTATCCTCTAGTCCATGAGTACCTCCATTTATTCTTTTTGTAAGCTGTAGTATGGAGGCATCTGTGACTCCTTGATCACAAATTGACCATAGTTTATTTTTATCAAAAAAGAAGATAGCTGATTCAAAAGCATATAGTGTTGCTACTAAATCCGGTGTAGTTAGTATCTCTGGCTTTTGTAAGTGCTGAGCAAATGCTGTGTAATTATCCTTACCGGTTAATTGAAGAGCTCCTCTTCCACGGAATTTCCATCCATCTCCTGATTTCTCATCCCCATTACCCATTCTAGAGGCATACACCCTATTGGCTATTTTCTCTGGCTGTTTTGCATATGAAGTTTCAAGATCACCTGGGAAGTATTTTCCAAATATCTTTTGCAGCCCATCTACAGAGTAGTTTAGATTTTCTGTAAAGATTTTAAACCCTCCTGTTTCATGTGATGTCTGTCCAAATAGATGTGCTGCTCTTACTGGTGTTAGTTTAAAAAACTTAATGGCAGCCTTATATGATGTTGGACCAAAGTCTCCATCAGGATTAACTCCTATTTTTGTCTGTAATGCTTGTATACTCATTAGACTTCTGTATTATCTTCAACAAAGAAGCTAGTTATTATTTTTCCTAATATTCCACATATCATAGAGATGGTAGCTATAATAGGTTCATCCACATATGCAGTATATCCTGTAATCGTTGTTGAGATAATTAATAATGCATTTCCTATTTGTCTCCATAATTTGGGTGTAGGAGATGTTAATCTTTGTAGTAGTTTCATAGGGTATTTTATTTAATGTATGCCTATAAATATTAAAAGCCCCTACATTAAGGGGCTTTCTTTTTAAAATAAAACTATTTTTTATTATAAGGACAATGAATACATTTATTATTACAACATTTTCCTCTCTTTAAATGATAGGATTCAGTAAATACCATTTGATTTTTATTATTATAGTAAAAATCTGTAGGTTGTAATTTAGGTTGGGTAGTTTCTTTAACATATTGTTGAAATACCCAATCCTCCTGAGGGTTAATGGTAGCCATAGTTATGATATTTCACAGGCCCCACCAGCACAAGCTGCTTGTTCCATTAATGAAGTGTTATCAGTCATTTCTACTACTTTAGTTAAATCAATTTCATGTAAAGATTGAAGTGCAGCTTCATATTCTTCTTTAGTAATAGTTTCAAAAGGGGCTTGAGTATAAGTACCTAAATCTTCAGGTAAAAATGATAAGGCTGTAAAGAATTTTTTATTTAAATAAACCCATTCACCAACATCTCCCCATTCTGATGGTTTGATATTTACAGTAGCTGAAACATTATGCATGTTGGAGCCTTTTTTATGTCCTGGTTGGATCCAATCTTTATTAATGGTTTTAATTCTTTCTAATAAATCCATTGCAGATGTTTTTTCTCTAATAGAAGCTCCTTCTGGGGCTTTTTGAGGAATTTTTACAATTGATTGGATAGTAGGTTTAAAGAAATCATCTTCTAACATTTCTGGGTGGTAAGTGTTTAGATATGTGTATAAAGCTTCGTTTTTACCTAATCTTATTCTTCTGTAATAATACTCTGAATGCCAGTCATGTATACCACTTGAAGTACCTAATACTAATGATGTTGTTCCTGCAGGTTTAACTGTAGTAATTCTTGCAGCTTTATTTACTCCGATAATTGGAGCTAATCTTTCATTTTCTGCTACAGCAACTGCTGCGGCTTCTTTAATGTTAAAGTTAAATATGGCACCTGATGCAATTCCTGTCATACTAATTCCTAGTAATGCTTCTTTTTCCGTATTTTTCTTCCAAATATCTCTTAAGTAATGAAAATCAGTATATGAAGCTTGTAAAGTTCCTATAAAAGTTGCGGCTTTAGTTCTAGCATTA